GCCACCACAATATACCAAGTTCCAACCATTGTTATATCATATTTTTGTTGTATCTTTGCAAGCGTAAACATGAAGTTCAACCTATTAAACATATTGATTATGATGTACAATGTTATAGCATATTTGAAAGATGCAAATGACAAGGTTTATACAAAATTGGTTTCATCATCCACTGATTTGATGGAAGCCAAGAAGTCTTTGAAGTCTGCAATGAAGGATAATATGAAATATCCCAATCATGTATGTGGGTTTAGTCCTTCACCATTGAAAGGTATCAGCTATTTCAATGATATTACAATTGTGTATGAAATCAAGAAGGTGGAAAATTAAACCACCTTCTTCTAAAATATTATAGATTATGGCAAAGGTATTATGTATTGTGCGTTCAAGTACTGTAGCGCAAGAAATTGAGACACAGAAGAAAGAACTCATTGAGTTTGCAAGGACAAAAGGCTTTAATGATGGTGACATGCTTTTTATAGAGGCCCAAGGAGCGTCAGCTAGGTCTTTGAATAAAAAGTACATCAAGATGTTGGAAGACATTAAGAATACAATCTTGAATGACACTGAGATAAAGGCTGTAGCACTGTGGGCATTGAACAGACTTGGAAGAGTTGAAAGCAAGTTGCATGAAATGAAGGAGTTTTTTGTTAAGAATAAGATTCAAGTGTACTGCAAAGACCCTTCATTCTCTTTATTGAAGGATGACGGAACTGAGGACACTGCAGGTGGAATGATGTTCAGTGTTTACGCTGCAATGGTCAAGTTAGATACTGAGGAGATGTTTGCTAAGATGTCAAGAGGTAAGAAGAGAAATGCGGAAATTGGCAAAAGCAACGGTTGTGTTGAAAGCCGTTATGGTTACATGGTTGATTCCAACAATTATGTTGTACCAAATCCCCAAGAGGCTGATATGGTCAATGAGATATATGACTTGTATCTCAGTGGGAAGTATTCCCTTTCTACATTGACAATAGAACTTAGAGATAGAGGTTTTAGACCAAGGGGACGGAAAGTGACTGATGAATGGATAAGAAAGGTATTAGCTGAAACTGCTTATATTGGTTTTACTGATTGGAATGATAACAGACGTTCCCACAGAAAATTCATTCCAATAATGAGCAAGATTAAATGGGACAAGGTTCAAGCGTTGAAGGCTTCAAGAGGCAATGGAACATACAAGGGAATAACAAGGGAATCCAAGCATACTTACATGTGTGTAGGTCTTATGAAGTGTCCGAAATGCGGTGGTAACTACATGGCTTCTTCAAATTATTATAGATGTTACAATGCCAAGCGCAAAGATGGAAGGTGCGACACAAGAGAGTATATTCTCATCAAGACCATTGACCCTTTGGTTTATGAGATTGCTTGTATAAATCATTTGGAGTTCTTACAGACACCTAATAATGACTTGGTGGAGAAACTAGAAGAAGATGTGAAGGTTTTGGAGCAGAAGATGGAAGCCTCTTCAAGCATCATAAAAGAGACGGTAGAAAAGAAGGTCAAGGTTGCTGACGCTTACATTGATGGTGTCATTGACAAGAAGCGGTATAAGGACAGATTGGGGAAAATTGAAGTAGAGAAGTCTGAGGCTGTTAGCAACTTGAATGGTTATAAGAATGATATGGAGAAGTTGAAGACCCAGATTGAATCAGCAAAGAATCCATCATTTGAAGCCTTGTTGGAATATAGCGGTGACTTATTGGAATCTGAGAAGAAGAAGATGAAGGAGATTGTGAATCAGCATATAAGAAAGATATGGTTTTATTCTGAGAAGGTTGCAGGAAGGTTTTGCAAACATATCCATATTTTAGATGGAAGGAATGTTGAATGGCAGTTCCTATTTTTCGGTCATGACCCACGAAAGAACGTTGTCAAGCTATATAAGATAAACAAGGATGGTAGATTAACCCCATGGGGAAGAACTAGTGACAATGAGCTGATGGGAACTGTTGTAACTTATAAGATGTTAGATGGTGGTGTATATGATGAATTATTGGATAAGTAGAAATGGAAGAAGGGAGCGGTTTTGATGCCGTTCCCTTCAATTATTGAAATAAGAAAATTGAGATGGTTGGTTATCACCAACATTCTTAGACAGTTTTAGGCAACCTTGAAGATGACTACCTCGCCGCCATCAAGCCTTACCAACTTGTTGGATTGTCCTTCAATCAACTCTTCAACGTTATTGGCATTGATAAGTTCCATGTAGTCGGACTTTGATGTCTTGATACATCTTGGGCTAGCGTTCTCAATGAATGTTGCTGCAACTTCAAGGATTCTTGCATACAGATTACGGTCATCTTGATTGATTTCTTTGGAATCATCTTGCAAGACCTTGGAAACAGTGTTCAATTGCTTTTTGATGATATCAGACAACTCAGCATTGCCATCAACCGCAGTAATCATTGCATTGATAGCGGTTGCATAAATTTCCCTACCTAGGTTGATTTCAACATTGGTGTTCTTAAAGTCACTTGCAATACTTCTAGCAATATTGCCTGTTGTAAAATTTACGTTAATCATATTTTTTTTTTTAATATAAATTTATCCTTCAATTTCCATGGCATAATGTTAGGTGAAGGGTTTTCCTAAGTAAAGAAGGATAACACCATGAGATTAGCTATTTCTCTGTCCTTCTCGGTTGGTGCATAGATATAGAAAAGAATCTGGAAAACAAAATTCCTATAGCACTCTTTAACAATTTAGCTGTATTCTCTTATTTCCATAACATTCTTTAACATAAAATTACCATCAGGGGTGTTTCCTTTCTCATTTGAATCATAAACAAACGGTGAGCAAACCATCTACATATGAATTATCATTACCTTATTATATAATACAGAAAAGGGACTACCATAAAAATGAATAGTCCCCAAGCAATTAATTAAATTTAAACAATGAAAAGCATAATCAAATTTGCGTTCTAAAGCGTTATTTTTCTTGAATGGTATAGTTTATCATTCTTTGGTAGAAAACGTCTTAGAACGTCAGGAAATAGCCTTAAATCAAATCCTTCATGTAGTTATATATAATATATTATTATAAATGGCAGATTACACAAAATTAGTTCCATTCATAAGGAAATGGGAAGGTGGATTTAGCAACCATCCGAAAGACAAAGGCGGTGCAACAAACAAGGGTGTTACATTGGCAACCTATAGGATGGTATATGGCAAGAACAAGACTGTTGATGATTTGAAGAATATGAGTGACAAGGAATGGGAACATATCTTCAAGATATACTATTGGGACAAGTGGAAAGGAGATTGCATCAAGAATCAGTCAATAGCAAATATCCTAGTAGATTGGTATTGGATGAGTGGTAATGTTGGAGTTAGGAAGGTTCAAGAACTGTTTGGATTGAATGTTGATGGTATTGTTGGTTCAAAGACACTTGGAAAGATTAACTCAGTTGATGGTGAATGGTTGTTTAAGAGGATTTGGGAAATGAGGTTGAACTATTACAACAAAATAGTCAAGAAGAATCCTTCACAGAAGGTTTTTCTACAAGGATGGTTGAACAGGCTGCATTCAACAGTTTATAAAGGATAAGCAAAAGGGACTACCCCAAATTGGATAGTCCCACAATAATAATTAAATTTATAAAATCAATGAAAGATATGCTCAATTAAATTTGCTCTCTAAAGCGTTAAAATGTTCAATTTGAATAACTGTCCATCTTGAAGGAAATAACGCCTCAGAACGTCAAGAAATAACCTTAGAATCAATTTATTCTATATCATCAAGTATTGCATTTAATTCACTTATTGAATATTTAGCTTCTGACAGCTGAATTGTTTTAACATCAAGTAAATTTTGAAGTTTTTTGTATTCCTCTATCAAATCTTGATAACTTTTGTTTACTTTTATTAAATCTTGAATTCTTTTATCTTTTTCTTCTATTAGTGAATTTTGAAGCCTTTTGTTTTCCTCTTTACAGTCAATCCATCTATTGTAGAATAATGTTTTTCTTTCCCATAATTCTGCTATAGAAGAATAGTCATTTACAATTAACAACAAAATATCATTCTTGTTTAATTTTCCCTTATTGACTTCAAATGCTATAGCATAAATCATCTGGGTTGAAAACCTTATTGGTTCAATTCCAATGCTTCTTGTTAACTTATCCCTTTCCTTATCCCTTTCTTCATTTCCGTCATGGGAAGAACCATCAATTTCAACATCATATTTTTTACCATCAATAACAACAAAGAAATCATAGATATAACCATGTTCTTTACCTTCATCGTCTTTAATTATCTCTATGTGTTGGTAGTCATATTTTATACCAAGTTCATCAAAGACAGCTTTCAACGCATTCTCAGCCTTATTTCCGTTATCAATTTGCTCTTTCCTTTTCTCTTCAAGAAATCTCTGTAACCCTTCATGTTGCGTTTCCTCTTCTCTCATCTTTTGTTCTTCCAACATCTTCTTGTAATTGTCAATGTTTGTCCCATCCATTTTCTTAATGTCTTCTTGGGAGTATTTCATAAAATTACCATAAATGTATTGTGAAGGTTTAATCAATGTTACTGTATATTCCCTTTCATCTGTCATATTAAAGTCTATCATCCCATGTTTCCCTTTTAATGACCTCATACATTGAGTAACTATCCTATTGTCTGTATGAAGGAGTTTTGCAATTGTATCTCTGTGTATGTCAAATATTTGGGAATCAAAAATTTTACTCAATGTTGTTAGGAGTATGTATGTTTTTTCTGTATATTTTGTCATTATGCAATCTCAACTTCTTTAAAATTATCCTTTTTCAATCTATATAGTTTTGCTTGGCTAATTGATAAACCTTGTTCTGCAAGCCATTTCAAATTATCCTTTACCGATAGGTTGAAGTCATATAAAGCACCAACTCTTTCAATATTAATCTTTCTTCTTATCTTATTGGTAAGAACCATCATTCCACTCTTACCTTCATCATTCCATTTGTTAATCAAGTCAATGAAATGTGATTTTTGAATCTTGAATGTCATTGGTATTGGTTGAATTTGATTTCTTCCATTCATATCAGCAATTCTAGCGTTCTTGATGGCATTCAGCACCCATCCATTGTTTAACTTTCCATCAACGCTGTCAAAGAAATGATGACGTTCAACAATCACATTAAATAAAAGATTTTCATCCGTTATCTTAGGATTTATCTTAAACATTGTCAAAATCATATTATATAATACAATCCTTCTCCTTTCACCATGCTTAAATTTGACTGTATGTCCGTCAACCTTTGAAAACTTATTCTTGATTTGATAGAAATCTTTATCCCATAATCTTGCAATTCCGTCTTCATCATAAGTTACAGGAGTTTCCATTTGGTAGAAATACCTATCCTTCCATTTTGATAAAAATTCAGAATCCTTCATGTTGTTCAAATCATCCTTCATTTCATCTGAGATATTCAATTCAATATCCTCTATCTTGGAATCATTTGCAATGTCCTTAACTCCATTAAATTCCTTCTCATATCTCTTGTTGAAGGATAGTTTATTGATATCTTCCAATTCATATAGAATGTTATTATATACCGTTGTAATTTCTCTTTTAGGATTTCCAAGGAACTGTTGGGATGGTGACTTCATGCAATTGTCTTCCATCTTAAATCCGCTATAAATCTCCAAATGGGAAGCCAACTTATAATATATCATCTTGTAGAAAGATTCAGACTTCATAATGGTAAAATCAAGGAAATATATAAGTCTAAACCTATGGTCTAGCTTTGAATCATTTGTTGTGGTATATGCTAATGTTGGTTTGTATGGTAAACGGTTCAAGTATTCATGGATATTAGCACCACAATGGTCAACATCAAATACAATAAAATTGGTATGATGGAAATTATCAATTCTCTTCTCTCTCTGTCCGAATATCCTTCCATTGTCATTGAAACAATAACAGAATGAATAACCGTCTTCTATCTTATTGATGAAATCTGTAAATGTCAGTATTTCCCTCTTATATTTAATCTTTGAGAAATTACAATTATTCTTATCCTCAATTGGAAGAGTTGAAACACTAATGTCAAATGTGTATTTACCAAAACTAATGTTTTTCATTGATGTCAAATTGTTCTTAATTTAGTCTAATGTAGTTCTACCTTAAATATAAAAGAAGGAAGGTGAAAAAGGTAAAGTAGAACAAAATAGAAAAACCCTTTTCCACCAAAATGTGTAGACTATCACATCTCCTTCTAATATAAATATCATAATGTTTTCAAAATTACTTGATATTAGAATATTTTTTTATTAATTTTGTTAAGGATTCCAAGAGCTTTGTCATTCACCTTGGCTTGTCTGATGGATGGTCACAGTCCGATGTCTCATCTAGGGCTGTATGAGCAACTTATCCTAAGATTATATATTCATTCAAATCTGCCTTGGTAATCACTTGTTACATTGCAAAGATATAGAAAATATTTAAGGAAACCAAATAAATCATAAAATATTTTAAAGAAAAAGATAAAAATATCACCCTATCATAGTAGATTAATTTATTTCTATTGTTATCAACCAGACTATTGATTTTCTCTTATTTCTCTTATTGATGATAATAATGATAATATTATATAAGATATTATACTATATTATGATATTATTATTAGAATATTTTATATTATTATATATCGGATATATTATATGAAATTATTACGAATATATTGTATTATTATAAATCGGATATATTATGTTACATTACGAATAATATTGTATATTGTTTTTAGATGATATTATTATGAATAATTGATAAACAATACTGTTAAGGGTTAAAGTACTTATTGAACCATGAACCTTCTTCACAATATTAATCATGGAATGTTGCTCGGCAAATCGCAACCTTCAAGGGTTTGCGATTTCACGTTAGCTCTTGCCATTCAGATTTAATGATTAATTTAATTTTTTCCTATATTATTACGAATATATTATATAGTATTATTACTATTTCGTAATTAATTTATTTTTTTCAACTTTTTTTCTTCAAATTCCTATATTTTTGAAATTATGATATATTTATATATAAAGATACTTTAAAGAATGGTAGAATATACAAATATGGAAATGATGTCACGGTGTGAAAGTGAGGATTTCCAAAGGACAAGTGAGATACTTGAAAGGTTATTCCAAGGAAGGTTACGAAATCTAAGACCAACACCAAGCGGTACAAGCGTTGATTTGAGGTTTGAGGCTGTTAACAAGAAGGGCAAGGTCATAAAGTATGCTGTGGAAATCAAGCGAAACAACGGCAAATATATAAGCAACAAGACCCTTCCATTGTTGTTCACTAAGTACATTTCAATGATGAAGGAACGGAAGGAAGGTGAAAGATTGATAGAGATATTCTTACTTCCAACAATGTTTATTGTTTTTGACATTGACAAGATTGTAACCAATGTTCCGTTAAAGGACTTGAACATAGCCAATTGGAATATACCACTAGAAAACTATTCAACAAGGATGAGGAATGAAAGAATCCCACAACCTACAATATGGTTAAGTACTGATAAGTGTTCAATTAGCGGTTTTACGAAATGATTTTGAAAAAAAATCCTTCAATTATTTCCGAATAAAAAACATTATCTATATCTTTGCAATGTTGGGTTATGGATATGGTTCAAGAAAAAAATAAAAAAAATATTGCTTTTTCAAGTAATTTTTGAAAGTAGCATATATTTATATATAGAAGCCCTTAGATAATGGGTAATAACAAAGAAGAATATAACATATAAAAATTAAATTTACTACAATGAAAGAGATTTTAAACACTACAACATCAACTATTAATGAAACAGAATATAACAAATATCTTGATGAGTTGATGGGACTTGATTTGACAGATGAAGATGAAACACTGTTTGAAGACGATATGAAATATCTAAGTGGTGAAATCAGATACTTTTAATTATTTTATGAAGGGCTTGAATGATTACGTTCTAAGCCCTTCTTTTTCACAAGACGACAAACTATAAGGAAACGGAAAGATAATTGAATCCTGAGCATACAAGACATATTAGAAAGGATATTTCAATGGAAGGTAGATACGAAGTTGTTGGCTTAGGTTTGAATAACAGAACCGAATTGAAAGGGAAAAGATTTGATACTGTTGAAGAGATTACTTCAATTGGCATTGAAGAGATTTTCATTTATGATTATAAGTTAGGAAGGTGTTTGTCAAGGGAATATATTGCAAAGGCAAAACCATTCCTTCCATTTGATTGGAAATAAGATGAATGGCAGTAGAATACAATAATCTAATAAAGAGTATAGGATATAATCAACATTCAATTTTGAAAGACATCATGGATATGCACAATGAAGGAAAACCATTTGATGCAGATATGACATATAGCAAAGGAAATTTTTATGGTAATTTCAAAAGAATAAGGAATGACGGAACGGAAGAGGAATTTGAGATACCAAGACCGAAATATACATTTGACGTTTCACCGCAAGATGAAGAAACTGTTAAATTAGACCCATGGGGAAACATACCATTGGCGGATAATTCACTTGATTCAATTGTTTGTGATTTGCCATTTGTGATTGCTCCAAGGAATATCAAAAGTAATGATGGAAGCAATATTACAATAAAGCGTTTTTCATCATATTATCCCATTGGGGAATGTGTCAAATCTTATAATCATTGGTTGAAGGAATGCTATAGAGTTCTAAAGGATGATGGGATATTGATATGGAAGACCCAAGCAACTGTGACAAGTGGGAAACAGTTGATGATGCCAGAATGGTCATGGGTGTATGCAACATCATTGGGATTTGACACTTTAGACCAATTCTTTCTATTGGCTAAATCAAGGTTACACAGTGGTAAGATAAAAACACAACAACATGCAAGGAAATTCTCTTCAACCTTTTACGTATTTAAAAAGGCAAAGAAGAAAATCAAATACCTTCAATGTATGACAGAAGAAGAACGTAAACTATTTATTGATAATGCCGACAATATATAAACCAAAAAGGAAATCAAGGAATAGTGACAAATCCAAGTTAAGGGCAAAACTCTATTCCGATACGCAATACCGAAAGATTAGAGATTGGTATTACCAAACGCATCCATTATGCGAAATGTGTTTGAAGGATTTTAAGACAGTCCCTGCTATTGACATTCACCACAAAATTTCACCATTTCAAGGTGATATGACAATGAAAGAAAGATACCATCTACTAAGGGATGAAAATAATTTCATTGCATTATGTAGAGAATGCCACGAAAAAATACATGGAAATATAAAAAAGAGAAAGTAAGTTTTTCATTTAAGATAACTGAATTTTTATTTGTTATTTTTAGTTTTATAGATTATTTTTTTTGTTTAAAGCTATCGGTCTGTGAAGATAGATAGCTTTTTAAAATTTGTGTTTTAAGACGTTATTTTCTTCAAATGGTATAGTTATCCATCAATGATTAGAAAGTGTCTTAGAACGTCAGGAAACACTATTTTAGAGGAAACTTTGAGCAGTTTAATTATATTATTATTTTGTATTATTTTTTTTAAAGGGTAAGTGATAAAAAAAAATATCATTTACCCTTATTTTTTTCTCAATTTCTTTGTATTTTTCAGATGGTTATATATTTATATATAAAAGAGATAATAATATATTAAAAATTAAATTCATAATGGAAGTAATAATAGCAATTTTACTATTTGGCATTTTTATAATTAATTCACTTTTTGGATTGAATCTGATTGGTCGTATTGATAAATTAATTGAAATTAATAAAAAAGAAAGGATGGCTGATGAATAAAGAGATATGGAAAGATATTCAAGGTTTCCCAAATTATCAAGTTTCTGATTTGGGAAGAATCAAGGCCAAGGAATATTCTTTGAATAACAGGACTTTCAAGGAAAAGTTATTGAAGCCTCAGACAAACAAAAGAAGCGGCTACATTCAAATCATGCTGACAGATGATAACAATCAAAGGAAACTTAAATACCTTCACAGACTTGTTGCAAATGCCTTTTTGCCAAAGGATGATGAGATAACAACAGTAACACACAAGGATGGAGATAAGGCTAACAACAAGGCTTCCAATTTGGAATATGGCAAACCGAATACGAGACATAAAACGGAAGTTGATAGAAAACGTTTCAAATACTTGATTAAACAGAAGCTTCTCAATGGTGCTATTATAGCAGTTTACAATGGTTTTGATGAGTTGATTAAGAACGGTTATAAAAAGGTTAGTATTGTTGCAGCATCCAATTGTAACTACATTAATGGCAATAAAAGGATTGACGTATATAAGGGCTACAAATGGGAAGTAATTAGAATGAAGAAGGAGGAAACAAATAATGATTAATACAGAAAAATATACATCAAATACACAATTATATATCAAGAATGTTGAAGACTTTTTGAAGGAGAAATATGGCGAGATAAAACCATCATGGATTGGTCTTCTTGATTCATTGGCATTTCAATATAATTTGTATCAGTTATCAAAGGTTGGCATTGAGGAAAACGGTTTGGTAACACAGACCAACAGAGGCATGGCAGCGAATCCATGTATCAAGATATTGAATGATGCCAACATACAAGTTCAGAAGTTGGTTAATGCCCTTGGAATATCACCAATGGCAGAAAGCAAGTTAAAGGTTGAGACAGCTGATGACACTGATGATTTCTTGAATGAGTTGACAAAGTAACAGTTATAATGGAGAAATGGAAGCAAATTGAAAAATATCCCAATTACGAAGTAAGTAACATGGGAAGGGTACGGAATAAGGAGACTAAAGAAATACTTAGAAAAACATACAATATTGTTGTTATAAACGGAAGATTTAGGAATGTGGCTGTAATGGTATTGGAGACATTCTTGGGTATTAATATGAAGAACAAGGAGATATATTACAAGAATGACAATGAAAGGGATTGTAGGTTGGGAAATCTGTCATTGGTTCCTGTGAAAAGGAAGAAGCCAAGACAAAAACCAAAACCGATTGTTCAACTGACAAGAGAATGGAAATATGTTGCAACATACCCTTCAATATCATCAACCAATATGAGAGAGGATAAGCTGATAAAAGCCATAATGAATTGGAAAGATGTAATATATAAAGGTTATAGATGGATGCTGTTGAGCGAATATGTAGAGAATGTGATGAATCAATATAAGGTGATGAATCAAGATAATGTGAGAGGCAAGAGCGTTGTTCAACTTTCTTTGGATGGAGACTATCTCAATACATACAAAAGCGGCTATGATGCAGCACAAAGAGTTGGCAATCCCAAATTGAACAGCGGCATCATCAAGTGCTGTAGAGGTTACAAGAAGACTGCAGGAGGCTTTATTTGGAAATTTAAGGATGATTATATGAATGAAGGAAATTGAGAAAGAGATAAGGGAAAAGATAACAACATATCCTTGGGACGTTTTGGAAGGAAAGATTCTAACATGTGAAAATATAAAGTTGGCATGTAAAAGATTCATGGATTTCTTGGATATGGAAGACAGATATTTTGATGTGGAAGACGTTGAAAGAACAATAAGGTTTTTTGAACGTTTCCGACATTTTACTGGGCAATATAACAACAAACCCTTTATTCTTCAAGAATGGCAGAAGTTTATGATTTGCGGAATATATGGTTTCAAGTGGAAGAAGGATGGCACAAGGGTAACAAGAACATTCATTTTATCAGTATGTAGAAAGTCTGGCAAAAGCTCAATAATATCAATTATGGCATTAAAAGCCCTTTTGGAAGAGAATAATGCCCAAGTCATTGTTGCAGCCAACTCAGCATCCCAAGCATCCATCCTTTTCAATATGGCTTCATCATATTTGAAATCACTTGGTGGAAAGGTTGACAAACTCTTTAGAAGATTTAGGTATAGAATCATGTTTGACGAGACAGATTCATCAATGAGGGTTGTTTCAGCAGACGCATCAAGATTGGATGGATTGAACTGTAACTTTGCTGTTGTAGATGAGATTTCCCAAGCACCTAACAGTGACGTATATGATGTATTGGAGTCTTCAATGGGTAGCAGACAGCAGCCTTTGATGTGTTGTTGTACTACAAGAAGCAATAACCAAAGTGGATTCTACAAGGAACTTGAACAGAGTGGTATTGATGTTCTGAGGGGCTTGAAGCAAGATGATTCTGTTTTCTGTATGGTCTATACCTTAGATGATGGTGATGATTGTGAAGATGAAAAGGTATGGAAGAAGTGTTCACCAAACTTGGGTATTTCTGTATCAGAAGATTTCTATAGGCAGCAGATAACAAAGATGAAGAACAACCCTTCACAGACAACAGCAATAATGACAAAGGTCTTCAATGTATGGACTTCAACAAGCAATGTTTGGATTCCTCAGTCTTATACCTTCAAGGTAATGGATAAAGTCAAGATGGATGATTTTAAGGATAAATTATTATATCTTTCATTTGACTTGGCTTCTACTTCTGATTTAACATGTCTTTCTGCAATGTATGAGGATAACGGAACATATTACTTCAAGAATTGGTATTATCTACCACAAGAAGCATTGAAGACTTCAACCAATAAGGACAATTACAAGAAATGGCAAAGACAAGGCTTTTTGACAGTCACACAAGGAAACGTAACTGATTATGATTATGTGATGAATGACATTCAGAAACTTCAAGACAATTCGGAAGGTATTGCTAGAATCTCTTATGACAGTTGGAATGCAACAGACTTCACAATCAGACTAACAGAAAGTGGATTTAACATGAAGCCATATTCCCAAAGTATCGGAAGCATGAACAGACCAACAAAAGCCATTGAAAGGTTGATAATGGAGGGAAAGAATATTGTGATTGACAAGAATCCAATTACATTGTTTTGTTTTGAAAACTCAGTCCCAAAACCTGATTATAATGACAATATCAAGATAATAAAGGAATCTTATGAAAACAAAATTGACGGAGTGGTTGCAATCATTATGAATTATGGCGGATTCCAAGAAGAAAATCATTATGATGGGTCATTGATTGAAGGAATTTCACTTTAAAACTATTTATTTGAATAAGGATATTTAGAAAAATGGATAAAGGATTTAGAGGAATTTTTAATTTCGGAAAGAAGGAAAAGAGAAGCGTTGATGATGGGTTTGTTCCAGGCTATTATGCAGATGGTAGCCTCATGTTTGGCTCATTGTCAAACTCACAGTATTCAGCCACAAACCTACCAACGGCATACAGGTGTATCAATCTCATATCTGACACTATAGCAAGTATGCCTATAGCTGTAAAGAAGAGAAGCGCAAAGGGAAAGACATTGGAGGTGAAGAATCACCCTATTAATTTATTGTTTCAAGACAAGAACAGTAGAACTGACAATTTCACATTTATTAAGATGCTCATTCAGTCTGTTATTTGCAAGGGTAATGGTTTTGCATACATCAAAAGAGCACAAGACGGAACACCATTGAAGCTGATATTTCTTGAAAGCAGTGACGTGACAATCAATTACATGAAAGAGACTGATACACTATATTATCAAGTTGGATTCATCAAGAATGGAAGCAGGATTGAACCATACAATATGTTGCACTTCAAGATGTTTTCAAACAATGGTGTTCAAGGTATTTCTTTACTAGCCAATGCAAGACGTACATTGAGTTTGGCAGCAGCAACAGATTCCCAAGCAAAGTCATTCTTTGAGAATGGTGCTTCATTGAACGGAATCATCAATTCAACAACACAGCTGTCAGCAAAACAAAGACAAGAGATTCTGAGCAGTTGGAACACCACATATTCCAATGGAGGTAGAGGTATTGCTGTACTTCAAGGCAACTTATCATATCAACCCATATCTCTGAATGCAGCAGATTCTCAGATGGTGGAGGCAAGACAATTAAACAACACTGACATTGCGACATTCTTTGGTGTTCCTGCAGCAATGTTGAATATCAAGGGATTCTCTTCATATTCAAGTTTGGAAGATACTCAGAACTTCTTTTTAACCACAACCCTATTGCCATATATCAAGATGATGGAGACAGAGTTTGACAAGAAGTTATTGAATGATAATGAAACAAACCTAAAGGTGATATTTGATTCAGAAAGCATCCTCAGAACAAACAAAACAGCATTGGCAGACTATTATACCAAGTTAGTTACAAACGGATTGATGACAGCCAATGAAGCGAGACAGCAACTTGGATTTCCATTAATTGACGGTGCTGATTCACTGATTATACCATTCACAGACGTTAATCAGAACACAATCAACAAGGATGAAATAATAACAGAATAATGGGATATTTATTATAATAATGGAAAAGGAATATAGAAAAATTCAAGAATTAAGGGCAAATGCTAATAGCCGACATGTAGAAGGCTATGCAATCATTTTTGATTCTTTGAGTGAAGATTTAGGCTTTTATGAAACAATAGAAAAGACAGCCATAGATGAAGACGTAATAAAGAAGTCTGATTGTTTCTGTTTGTTAGACCATAATTCTGAAAAGGTATTGGCAAGGTCAAAATATGGAGTTGGAAATCTTAAACTTGAAATTGATGATAAGGGGTTGAAGTATTCTTTTGATGCACTTGATAATGAATTAGGTAATACCCTATTAAGTTATATCAGAAGCGGAATCATTGATTCAAGTAGTTTTTGTTTCACAGTAGCCAAAGACCATTGGGAAACCAAAGATGGTGAAGACTATAGAACAGTAGAGAAGATTGATATGCTGTTTGATGTTAGTCCTGTATATACACCTGCTTATACGGCAACGTCTGTTAGTTGTAGAAGTTATGACAGATACAAGGAAGAAAGGGATAAGAAATCAGACATTCAAAAATTATGTGATGAGATTTTAGTAATGGAATAAAAATATATTCTCAATTTGATTAAAAAACAAAATGAGCGTATATTTATAATTATATAAGGTTTAGTTAAATGAAGAAAAATCTTACAAAGATTTATGATTTGGTTAAAAGGGCAAAATCTGAAAATAGGGATTTGACAGATGAGGAATTGAAGTCATTGGCTGAGGAAGATGAGAAGAAGGAAGAAGAACCTTCTGATGATACTCCAAAGGAAGATGAGCCAAAAGAGGAAGACCCAAAGGAAGATGAGCCAAAAGAGGAAAAGCCAAAGGAAGAGAAGTCAGCAGAAGAGGAAGACCCTAAAGAAGTTGACAATGAAGTTTCAGAGGAAGATGAACCAAGTGAGAGTGGTGAAGAACCTTCTGATGATACTGAAACAGAAGATAAAGAAAATAAAACAACTAGTACTAGAAGAATGGAAAAGAAATTTTCATTGTTAAAGACCATTAGGTCATTGGCTGAGAACAAGTCATTAGATGAAAACACTAAAGCTTTGTTTGAGCAAGGCAGAACAGAAATGAGAAAGAGCGGTTTGTCAAGTGTTGGCCAGATTGTAATACCAACAGAGAAAAGAGCCGTTGTTTCATATACAGCTGATGGAGAAGATGTTGTTGCTACAGACGTTTTTGATTTGCTAACTCCACTGAGAGCAAAGAACGTATTGGCGCAAGCAGGAGCAAAGTTCTATACCAACTTGGTAGGTGACGTTAAGATTCCTGTAATGAATGGCAGCAATGTAACATTTGAGGCAGAGACAGCTCCTGCAAAGGATGGTGGAACTTCTTTCTCACACATTACACTGTCACCAAAGAGATTGACAGCTTATGTTGATATATCTAAACAAATGCTCGCACAAGACAGTGTTGACATTGAAAATGCAATCCGTGAGGATTTGATTAATGCCATCAACGGTAAGATTGAAGATGCAGTTCTTTCTGATTTCACTGGTTCAACAACTCAGTTTAAGGGTGTATTTGCAGCAGTTAAGCCAACAGCAGTTGCAGACTTCAAGGCATTGGTTGACAAAGAAGCAACTGTTGAAGATGCAAATGCAAGTGGTGTTCCATGCTATATTTTATCAAACAAGGCAAAGGCAGCTTTGAGGGCAATGTCAAAGGGAACAAAGTCAACTCAGTTAGTTTATGAGAACGGTGAGGTTGATGGAACTCCTGCATATAATACAAGTCATGTTGGTGCTACCAATTACTTATTTGGTGATATGTCAAACATTGTTATAGGTGTATGGGCAGGAATTGACATGGTTAATGATGTTTACACACAAGCTGCAAATGGTTGCATCCGTCTTGTTGTAAATTTGTATGTTGATGCACAGATTGCAAGACCTGAGTGTTTAACAGCTGGTAAGATTGGTCCTGCAGCCTAATTACTTTCATAGAATCTAACATATATCATGGGTTTGTTGCTGTTTATATAAGCAGCAAACCCTTTTTAATACCAAGACAAAATGCAATATTTGAATTTAGATTTAATCAAAAAACATCTTAACATTGATAATGGTTTTCATGATGATGATTCATATATAGAAGCACTTGGTGATGTTGTTGAAGAGGTTACAGAAAAACATATTGATGTGTCATTGAAGAAGCTAACAGTAGATAACAAAGGTAAAATACCAACACCATTAAAACAAGCCATGTTATTGTTGCTTGGAACATATTACAATAATAGGGAGAATGTTGCATTTGCTTCTTCTAGTGAAATTCCATTATCATATAGTTATCTGTTGAGTTTATACCAAAATTATGATGGTGGTAATAAATAAAGGTAAATATTAAGGAAAGGGTAAATCAATGAGATGTGGACTATTAAAGGATAAAATTGACATTTATAGACCTGTCACAACTCAAAATGATTTTGGGGAAATGACGCAAGAATATAGACCTTGGTATTGCACACGTTCAAGGGTTATCAGCAATGGTGGTTCCAGGGCAATAACCAACAATGAGGTGTTTTATCCTTATAGGAAGGTGTTTGAGATTCACCAATATGTTGATGTGAAGGAGACTGACATTATTCATTATGATAACAAGAAATACAGGATATTATCTATAGACTTGGACAGAACTCAGATGAAGAAGGTGATAATGACTGAACTAATTGATGAGTAATGGAGTTTGAGGAAAAAATAAAGGTTAATACAGAGTCATTTGACAAAATCGGACTTAGTTCAATGCAAGAACCTTTCAGACAAACAATTGAAAAGGCTTTGAAGATTATTCAGAATCAAGCAAAGTCAAATCTATCATCATCAAAGGTTAATGCGTCATCCGAAATGATGAACGGAATAGTAATGGAGATTGCAAATGATTCAATGCACGGAAGGGTTAGAATCAGACCATCTTCAACAGAAAACTATTCAACATCAGCAGCAAAAAAAACTGATTACAGATTGCTTTTCTATGATGAGGGAACAAGACCAAGATACATCAATGTAAAGGGAAGCAGAAAGAACCGAGGAAGCAAGATGGAATCAATGTTTGAAAGTGGAATGAAGAAAGGATATAGAGGTAAGATTTCTTCAACCAATTTTTTCACAGATGCAATCAATTCAACCAAGAGAAGGGTAGAAAAGATTATTGATGACGATATTCAAAAGGAAATAGAAGAAAGATTTAACAAGAAGTAATGGAAACAGGTTTGTCAATAAACAAGTATATATTCAAGAAGTTGTCAAGTGATGAAAAATTAAAAGAGTTGGTTGGCAAGAATATATATCCGATAGTAGCAGAAGAAGATGTGACTTTTCCCTTTATAACATTCAAGAAAACATCAATATATCCACAGACATTCAAGACAGGTGTGTCAGTAGACAGAGTAAATTTTGAAGTAAACGTTGCAGCTGTTGACTACATAACAACTGTGACAATTTCTGAAAGAGTTAGGGAATTATTGGAGTTAAGAACTTCAAGCTATTTTAAGAGAATAGAATTTGTTGGAAATACAGAAGATTATGTTAATTCAATATACACACAGACACTTCAATTTTCAGCAATGATTTGATAAATAATTAGTATAATATATTATATGAATGAGTAAAATAATTATGGGCGAAAAAGTCCAATTATGGGTAAAGGATAAGACTGGTGCAACACCAACTTGTTTGGCAATGGCAACTTCACTTTCGGTTGAAGTTAGCGCAGACTCTATAGATGTAAGCAGTAAGGACAGCGGACGTTGGGCATCTTCTTTGTTAGGTAAGATTTCTTGGACTGCAAGTGCTTCTAACTTGTTTACAGTTGCCGACTACAGCAAGCTTATTGACTGCATGGTTGCAAATACCCCAATTGAGATTGTATTTGCCACAGTTAAAAATTATGAAACTGTAACAAGCGGTGCAACTGATTCGGAAGGTATGTTTGATGGAACACCTGCAAATTGGGAAACTTCTGATGATATGTATCATGGTAAAGTAATTATAAGCAGCGTATCACTTTCTGCAAACAATGGTGAGGTTGCAACTTATGACGTATCATTTACAGGAGTTGGAGCACTTCAAAAGGGCGGTATTTCTAAGGTTTAGATAACACCGAAAAAGGTAAATGGGAAAACGCCTGTCATTCAACATTCAGACGTTGAAGACGTGAGTGACAAAGTTAAATAAATAATTAGGGAAATATCCATTAATTTGGGTGTTTCCCTTCTTTTTTTACTATGACAATATATTTATAATTATATAATAAAAAATTAAGATAATGAAAGTAACTATCAACAATCAAGAGATTATCTTGAAAAACTCATTTAGGGCATTGATTGCCTATGAGCAAATTACGGAGAAGGCATTTAACCCTGTTACAATGACCGATATGATTATATATTTCTATAGCGTTGTAATATCATCAGCAAACTTGGAAACACCAATATCACTTGAAGACTTTATTAGTTATCTAGATGAGAATCAAGGTTTATTGGAAGAGTTTTCAAAATGGGTTATTGCATCCCAAAATGCAAACAATGTATTCCAAAAGGAGGAAAAAAAAACATCAAAGAGAAAGGTGAAGAAATAACATTTACCGACTTAATGACCCTTCTTTGCTTGGAATATAAAGTTTGTTCCATTTCCTATTTTATGGAGGACATGAAATATTATGAATTAAAACCAATTATTGCAAAACTGAATGTCTCAGTAAAGAATGATTGGGAAATTGCACGTCAGATTTGTTATAGTGTAACACAATCACAATCCACAAAGAAAATAAAGCCTTCTGATATTATGCAATTCCCATGGGATAATGGTTATCCGCATAAACCCAAAATTACAGATGTAAAGGTAACTAAGGAAATAAAAGAAAAGATGATTAGGGAAATGGAAGCTAATAAAGATTTATTAATTAAGAATCATATAATATAATGGCAAATATTGAAGTTGAAATTGGTTTGAAAGATGCAGGCTATTCCCAAGCGGTTGAAAATGCAAGGGAGCAACTAAAGAAACTGAATAGGGAACATGGAATCAGTGACGGCAAACTTGCAAATGTAAACAAACAATATTCCTCAGCAAAGAGACTTTTGGCTGATTGCACATTGGCATATTCAAGGCTATCTGATGAAGCAAAAAAAACAGATTATGGAAAAGGCTTGAAACGTATAATAGACACTTCCAAGCAAGCCATTCAAGAACTGAATCAAGTAAAGAAAAAGGTAAATGAAGTAACAAGTGCAAGTTCAAAGAGTAGTGGTGATGATAATGGCGGTTCAAATATTCTATCAACATTTGGTAAAAAAATTAGCGGTACAGGCGGAATCATTGGTCAACTTGGCGGTGGTATGGAACAGTTGGGTAGTATCATGGGGGGTTCACTTACAATGGGAGCAGCAGCAGCCACAGCAGGAATTGCAGCAGCAGGTGTTGCAGCAGCAAAACTTGTTGATGTTTCCAAAGAAGCCATAGAAAAAAGTAGTCAATTTGGAAAAGCCTTGTCAGAACTTGGAGCAATTACAGGTTTACATGGCAATGCTTTGCAAGATTTAAGAGGTCAAATCCAAGATTTAGCTAAGGAAACAAATACGTCAGTTGTTGATGTAGCAAACATTATGGCGAAAATTGGCGGTGCAATGCCTCAATTGTTGAAAGATACAGAGGGACTTGGTGAAATGACTAAACAATCAACAACACTTGCAAAGGCTGGTCTTATGTCAGATGGAGATGCAGTGGAAGCCCTAACAACCATCATGGGACAATTCTCACATGGAGTTGGTGATGCAAGCAAAGACGTTGATATTCTTGCAAACGCATCCCAATCAGGTTCAGCAGAAATCAGTGATTTGGCAGCAACCATCAAGGTTGCAGGTGTTGCAGCAGCAAATGGTGGTCTTTCACTCCAACAGACAGCAGCAATGGCAGAAGTTCTTGGTGACAAGGCTTTGAAGGGAAGCGAAGCAGGAACACAATTGCGCAACATATTCTCCAAATTCTCAGCAGAAGGAATCAAAGACGCAGATACAATGATGCAGACCCTTTCAGAACATGCAGGGGACACAGCCTATATGGTAAAACAATTTGGTCTTGATTCTGCAAATGCAGCAGCAATGTTGGCAGAAGGTGGAAGCAGATACAGGGAATTGTTGTCAGCAATGGAAGAGACAGGAACAGCCACACAAATGGCTTCCGAGAACTTCAATAACCTTCAAGGTGACATTGAGAAAATTAAGACACAATGGGATAACTTCTTGTCTTCATTCAACGTTGACGCTGCAAACGGTCCTGTTAGAAGTTTAGTTCAATCATTTGGTGAATTGATGACAGCAACAACCCAACTGTTTGATGTATTAAAGAACTCTTCAACTTATTCAGCAATGTTGGAAGCCGTTGGTGAACAAGGTCAATTTCTTGTTAACGTATTAACAACAATTGTTGATGTTGTCGGTGATGTATTAGGTGTATTCTTTGACTTGCTTGATGCAGGAGAAGGTACAGAAACAGCCTTCAATGCAGTAGCTTTGGTATTCAAGGGATTTAGTGCAGGATTGGAGAATATTAAGATGATTGTATTTGGTGTAAGAGCCGCAATCCATTACCTTTTGGAGAAGTTCAAAGAATTGAGGTCAAATGTAATACAGTCAGTTTCAAAAATTCCACTGTTTAATCAAATTGCAAAATGTATTGATTGGGTAAAGGAAAAGATAGAAACTCTAGTAAGATATTGGAATAAGTTAAGAGGAATTGTTGTAAAAGCTAGAGCAGATTTCTACAAGGAAGAAGGTAATGGTGGAAATAATAAGAAAGGAAACGGAAAATCCTACAACCAACAAACCCATGATGCACTTGATTATGCAAAAGGCAAAGCAAACAAGGGAAGCACACAAGAGGACAAACAAAAGATTTATCTTAAAATCCTTCAAAATGGAATTGAGTTTGAAAAGAAAAGGCTAAGTCTTGCAAAAACAGATTACCAGAAGAAACAGATTCAAAACAGAATTAAGAGTTATGAAGAAGCAAAGAAAAACAGTCCTTTCAAGTCAAGCACAACAAGCATAGCATCATCAACAAGCAAGTCATCAATACCAAGCAAAACAACCAACAAGACTGTCAACACAGATAATATTGAGCAAGCAAATAGCAATTATAATGAAACCATCAAACAGTTAACCAATCAATTGCAAGATGGCATGATTGCCACAAAGGACTTTAACAGCAAGAAAAAGTCAGCATTGGATAACTTGATTCAAGCATATTACAAGGAAGGAAAGACGGTTCAGAACAGTTCTGAAATGGCAGCATTGGTCAAGGAACTTGGAAATGTGAAAGATGCAGTCCATCAAGATATGATTGAAGATACTGAAAAAGAATATGCAGGCGCATTCAAAAAAGCCACAGACCTTTTGGCAGAAGGTTTGATAACAGATGAGGATTTTGACAACAAGATAAACCAAGCAAAAAGTGCTTATGCTGAAAAACTCATTCAACTTGGCAATTTGACAGAAAAACAAAAAAAGAACCTAAAAGATACCATCAATGATTTAAAGGCTGACAAAAAGACAGAAGGAACAAAAGACTTTAAGAAAAATGTCAAGGACATAACTGATAATAAAGAATCCATTGGTGACAAGCTGATTCCAAAGAAAAAAGATGTTGAATCACAATACAATGACACTGTTCAAAAATATGATTCACTAAAAAAATACTTGGAAGACAACAAGGTGAATATTGGTGTTACAATCAGTCAAGAAGAATATGACAAGGCAAAGGTACAATTGGAACAGTTAGGAAATGATGCTAGCAAACTTGCAGAAGAGTTCAGAAAAAAGAAAGAATTTGATTTAACTATAAATGGACTTCAAGATATAACAAGCCTAGGTGATTCACTAGCAGGATTGGGAGGCGCATTTGACAGTTGTGAAACTGCATGGGATTATTTCTCAACAGCAATCAATGAGGGAATATCAATTATCCAAAGTGCAATGCAAACCATTAGTACAATAACCGAATTGATTAATTTGTTTAATGCAGGACAATCTGTAAGTGCAGCAGCTACAGGACAACAAGCAGCAGCAACAGCACAGCAGACAGCAGCGCAAGGAGCATTAGCCACAGCGCAAGGAATAGTAACAGCACAACAAACAGCCAATGTGGCAAGCTCAGTTGCAGCAATTGCAGCTAACAAAGCACTTACAGCATCATTTATGCAATTGGCAAGTGCTTCATTCTATGCGGCACACGCTTACATTCCTTTTGCAGGTGCAGCCATTGCGCAAGGCTTCATAGCAGCAGCACAAGCACATGTAATTGCAGTGGGTTTAACACCTTATGCAGAAGGTGGTATCATTGGAGGCGGTTCAAATCATGGTGACATGCAACTTGCAAGAGTAAACAGTGGTGAAATGATATTGAACAATACCCAACAAGCAAGATTGTTTGACCTTCTTGATGGTGGTGCTTCAATGGTTGGAAATGGCGGAAACGTTGAATTTAAGATAAAAGGCTCAGATTTGTATGGTAGTCTAAGAAATTACGGTTCAATCAAGTCAAAGAGCGGTAAGAAATTGAAGATTTAGAACAATGTATATATACGGAACTTTCAAGGATATTAACAATGTGGATATAACAGTCCACATTGTTACCAATGAGGATAAAACTAAAACATTGGAGATTGGCAAGGATGGGGTCTTCTTTGGTGAAGACCCTATAAAGATTGAAGCTGATAATGATGATACATTTGATGCCATCATAAGAAAGTCATGTAAAATCAGTCTTGTAACAGAAAAATATGTCGGTGATTTGCTTTGGTCTCCAAATGCAAGAAGTAATAAGGTCAATATTTTCAAGGGTAATAAATGCGTATTTGCAGGGTATATTGAACCAAATACCTTCTCACAACCATTTGTTGCACCTTATGATGAGTTTGATATAAATTGTACTGATGCTTTGTCAACACTTCAATATTACAATTACAACAATATCAGTGTAAAGAACTTCCAAACATATAAGCAAACAGCAGCAACAGCATCATTCAAGAATATTATAGATAAAATTTTTGCTGATTTTCTTAAACTCAATATTGTGAATGATGTTACACCAAAAATCTATTATGACAAGTCAAAGGGTATTGAAAGCGGAAAAACTGAAACTGTATTTGATAACTTGGGAGAATCTGAATTGTATATGATAGGTGATGAGGCAGATGACACATGGACGTATGAAGATGTACTGAATGAAATATTGAAATACTTGAACCTTCATATTATTCAAGAAGGATTTGATTACTATATCTTTGATTGGGAAACAATAAAAACGCAAAGAAATGTGTGGTATGATTTGTTAAATAAGAAAGTTGCCACATTAGCACCTTCAAAGACAATTGAACTGAATGCAGATATGTTTGCAAATGATGATACTACTATTAGTGTTGGAGACGTATATAATCAGATTCAAGTTAATTGCAATATTGAAAAGCAAGATAAGGTGATAAAGTCACCATTGGATTCTGATGACTTGTATTCAAAGTATAAAAAGCAATTATACATGACGGAATATATAACAAGGAATCAGAAGAATGGTTATTACTATTTTGAGCATATGTTGATTGGAGATACTGATATAGGTGACAGCCAATCATTTGATTGGTATATACAACCAATGCTCAATAACAATTGGAAGTTCAATATAGGAAATAATAAAACAATTGAGGACTTGTATGAGAAGGGCAATAACGGTTATATCAACCAATGGAAGATTCCTCTTTATCTCAAGGAACATCAATTGATTCCTTCTATATTTAGAATGGGAAAGGTTGATAACATAGCTAATAAAAAAAGCAATACTCCAATTGCATCAATCTCAATGGATGATTATTTGGTAATATCAATCAATGGTAATGAAAAGGATGAAGAAGGAAAACAGTCACCAACTGATGAAACAATAAGGACGTTAAGCCCTTCAATTGAATATCTTGGAAACAACAGTGGAGGTGTATATTCACCTACAGATGAAGATACAACAAACTATCTTGTATTCAGCGGAAAAATGTGCCTTATGCCAAAGCAGAAGGAAACAGCATTGTATAGTGTCATGTATGAAACGGCAAAGACTGGGGAAGGTTCTACAGTAAGTGGAAAATACTTCAAAGACTATATTGACACAAGTGATGGTCATAAATATTACACAAGAAAATTCTATTCACAAGACAATATAAAAGAAGAGAATAAAGAAACCGCATCCTATCTTGTTAAAAAAACATCTTTGCAGCCTTTGAACACTAGCGTAGTAAACAAAGCATATCAATATAATTTTTCCCAAATAGGTGATAGAACAGATAAATTCAAGAAGGTTCCTGTATTTGAATGTGAACTTATAATTGGTAACAAGAGGTTGATAGAAACTAATATTGATGAATATGGAGACAGTATTTTTAAATGGGTGGAATTGGGCAAAGAACCGACAACTGAAGACGGTTACAAACTGACAACATTCTCACTTGGATTCAACCCAGATATTCAAGACTATATAATCGGACAAGAATATGAAATTCAGAACACAGTACATTACACAATGAATCTTGATACAAAGGGAACTGCAATCCCAATCAAAAAGGAAGATGCTGTAAGTGGTGCAGTTGTTTTCAGAATATTAGGTGTTATCAATCTGACATGGGACAATATAACAAGAAGGCATCCGTCTTTTTGGCGGTCAACAAAATGGTCAAAAGACCAAATATATATATTATCACATCTTGAAAACATCTATATCAAGGATTTTGAATGCAAGGTGTATACAGATGGGGCAAGTGCTACAGTTGGAGAAGAAAAGGATTTGATTTACATGTCAGCAGAAAATGATTACTATATAAACAAGAAAGATGATATTGATTTCAAGTTTATCACACAACCAACATCAGATGAATGTCTAAAAATTGGTATCACTCCATCTGTCAATATGAATGCAGTCATCAATATGACGAACAGTATGCCATTGTCTTCAATCTACAATGATATAACAAAAGAGACAGCAAAGGCGGAAGAACATTATGTTGACCAATATTATAGGGAATACAGCATTCCAAGGCTTATATTGGAAACAACTTTGCAAGATGGTGAAAATATATCTTTCAAGAATATTTATAAAAGTAAGACATTGACTAAAACGTTTTATCCTCAAAGTATTTCTTTAGGACTAAAGAACAATGAGGCTGAAATCATATTTAAAGAATTATAAGATAATGATTAGAATTGAAAGTTTTTCCAAGACAAAAAGCAAAGGACAATATAACGGTGGCGGTAGTAGTGGAGGTGGTTTCACTACTACCGTTAAAACCGAATTAGAGCCACATTTGCTTTGGGGACAAGCCTTTGACGGAACAAATGATGTTGATGGTGATATGACAACAAATGGGAGTGTATATGCAAAGAAAACAGTTAGTGGTGATACAGGAAGCTTCAACAACCTATCAGCAACAACAGCAAACGCAGAAACCTTATCAGCAACAACAGCAACCACCACAACACTATCAGCAACAACAGCAAACGTTAGCAAAATAACAAGTGATTCAATTTCAAACAGTGGTATAATAGAATCTAACGGTATCAAAGGTGATAAAGCGGTAATAAATGACATGTCAGTAAAGAACTTGAAAGTAACAGGTTCAGCACATTTCTTTGAACTTATAATTGATAAGGTCAAATCAGCAGGAGGTTCAATGCTGATAACTCCTGCAGATGGATTTGATGTTGACATTGTGCAAGATTCACCAAATGAGGTCAAACTGTTATGGCAATGCCAAGATGAGGACGGAAACCAAAGGGATAACATGTGGAAGGTTAATGACCAAGCACTTTGCATGTCATTCAATCAAGCAAAGGTTGGAACAACACACAATGTTGCAAATAAGTACTATTGGGCATTGGTCACAAGTGTAAACAAGACAAATGAGCCGACAGTGATTGATGGAGTGAAATACAACTATATAACACTGTCAAAGACAACGGTTGATGGAACATTGAATCCTGAGTTTGGTGATTCTATTGTAATGTGCGGATATAGAGGAACAGATGACAAAGAAAGACAGTCTGCAATCTACATATCAGCATATACATCATTGGATAATGGTCTTAAAGCACCTTTATTTGCCCAATATCAAGGTATTAATGACTTCAACCTACAATCACATAGGAAGAGCTATTATGATGCCGTCAGCGCAAAATTTATAGGTGAATTTGAAGCAACAGACGGACAGAACATCATTGACATCATCAACAACAAGATAGCAGAAGCAGAAGCATCCATAAAACTTGATACCAAGAACATTGTACTTTCAGTATCAGAGAAGACAAAAGAAAGAAGAAACCTTCTCAAAGGAACTACATTCCATAGGCAAATAGATAACTTCTTCATTTCAAGTGCAGCAAGAATTGAAATGAACAGTGGCTACAATGGAACTAACTGTATCAAGGTCATTGATGATACGGATGGTACTTCACACTACATTGGTGTATATTGGGATGGCTCACAAGGTGCAAGAAGCATAAAGATAGAAAAGGGCAAGAAATATACAATATCATGTTACTATAAGACAAATGATACCAATGCCAACTTTTCACTTGAAGCAATCTATACAGACAAGGAAACAAATGCAAAGAGATTGGGAAGACCAAAATATCTCTCAAAAAATATGTTCAATCCTAAATACAGTCAATGGGAATTGTTTACAACAGTCATTGACACAACTGATGCCGAATCTGATTATATTGCATTCAATTTTTGGGAATACTGCAATAAGGAAAGTGGAAGGATTGAAGCCTATATTTGCAGACCTATGGTTGAGGAAGGCGATACATATTACGGTTGGACTGTATCAGATGAGGACAATGACTATATAGGTGCAAACTTGATTGACAATTCAAGAACGTTTGAAGTTGGCGGAAACACATTGGAAGCAAAGGGAACTAAGACACTTAAAGGTGATGTATATGAACTCACATATGAAGGTTCAGATGAATACAATACATTCTACAGAATAGATGCTACCAAGTTCAAATTAGATACTGATTATACGCTTTCCTTTGAGGCTAGAGGCGATGCAAAGTACATTGGAGCACATGCATACTATCCAATAACAAAAACGCCTTATACGCTGTTAAATGAAGCCATTGACAATCTCATGTATGAACAAGAAGGAGACGGAACAAAGGAAGCATATACAACACTGTTAAGTAATAGTGACATTGAAAGGGAAAAGAAGCTATGGGTACACTTCAAGTTCAAGAAAAGACTACCAAGCTACATCTACTTACAATTCCCAAAGAACAGTGACCAAAGCGGTGTTACAAGTTGGAATGCCACAATAACAAAACCTAAGATTGAGGAAGGAGCAAATGTCACACAATGGACTGAGAAGAAGACAGATATTGACAATACAATAACAACCATCAACAGCAATGTTGCAACATTGACACAGAAGGCAGACAGCATTGAATCAAAGGTAACTTCAAACACAACAAGCATCAATACCATAACAGGGCAACTTTCTTCACAATCATCATCCATTTCCAAGTTGGAACAAAAGGCAAATAGTATTGAATCAAAGGTAACTTCAAATACAACAAGCATCAACAACATCAATGGTCAAGTAACTACCAATAAAACTGATATTGCAAATCTGACAATCAAGGCAGATGGTATTGAGTCTACAGTGTCATCTGTGAAAGATGAGATAATAGGTGAAAACTGTATGCTAGGTTTGAATGGTCAAGGATGGAGCACTAACACCATATATGAAGATGCTGGTACTAGTTTTCACTGTGAATCTACAGACTGGTTTCAATCTCATCCTATAGCTGATTTCACTGGTGATTATACATTCTCATTTGGTGTATGGGGTGGTGGCATACAAATCAAGATACTAGAGTTTACACAAACATATTATGATGATGGAATTTATAACGAGTATGTAGATTTTGGCCTTTATACACCATGTAAGATATTAACTACTTCATCAAGTGTATCAAATGCCACTTTAACTAATTATGCTACTAGTGGAACATCATCAACTTGGACTTATACCAACACTGAGACTATAACATTGGCAGTTGGCGATAATGTAGCGGTGAGAGTAACTAATAACACCAATAGCCGTTATAATAGTATCTATGGCACAGTATCAGCTATCAACACAAGTTCTAAGAGTGTTACAGTTAAAGCCATTGCATTATTAGACCAACCTAATACTATTTGTACTTTATCATGTCCTATGGACAAAAAAGACGGTACTGACATTAACTCTTTACACTATGATGAGAAACTTGGTAGATATTGGATAAGGTTCAAGGAATCTAGTGGAGCATCAAAGACATTTGTAATGTTATTTAGGAATCCAAGTACTTCAATTATTGGATATATATCTAGACTGATGATAGAAGAAAGTGTTGAATACCCACATAAGTATAATAGCACTGGTCAAGCGTCACAATCTATGATTAAGCAGACGGCAGACAGCATCATGATGAGTGTGAACGATACTTATGTGAAAATTGGTGATGGTAACATAACATTGAACGGTGACACAAAAGTGAATGGCTCTTTGACACTTAATGATGAAAACCAAGGTTTCTTATTGTTGGGTGATAGCGGAACAACAGAAATATCACCAAAGTCAATTGGAACATATAATGAGTTCAAGGGCAAATCAACAAATGTTATAAAAACGCATTACAATTCAAGGGTTAGTGGTTTCCAATCAGCAGATGGTAATTTGTATGGTTTTTCTTGGAACGTAGCACAAAAACTAGGTACATTCAAGAAAGGAAGCTATATCAAGCTTATAGACTATACCAATGTTGCATTTGCTAATGTTGGAACAGAACAAATAGGTATAGGAACACCATCTGCAACGTTTTACATACACGAGAATGGAACGTTGACAAAGACAATTACCGTTGGTGACAAAACTTCTGTTGATATAGGCAATTATACGGTGGTAGGTGACAATGTTGAAGTTATGGTGACTGGTCGGTTCACAAAAAATGTGTCTCAATCCATTTGGGGTACAAATCAAGATATTATATTCCCAAGAGATACCAACATTACCATCAAACCAATAAGACCAATGCCATCCATTACTGTAACTATAAATTGGAAGAATGAAGTTCCAACATCATCTGGATTCATGTTAATAGGATATGATGGATTTGCAGTCAACTTCGGTAACAACAAGACAGTGTATTGCGGTGCTGACGGATTCATTGCAAGTTATGGTACTAATGAGTTCAGAATAACGTCTGATGGAATATGGAGGAACAATCACCCAAATGTTAAGGTAGTGAAAGGAACAAATGATTCCAATTCTCCTGCAACATATACGGTTCAAGAACCTGTTGATACAGTTCTATGCACAGGAAACTATTGCAAGATTATATTCCCACGCAATCCATATGAAGGTCAGACATTCAGAATATTGGATAAGGCTTTGGCAGAGACATATATCAATTCAAATGGAAAGAAAGTTGTCAATCATAAAACTGGTGGAGATGGAAAAGTTCTTAGTCTTGATTATCTTGGTGGACAAGTCTTTTGGACTTATGTGTATATTGGTGGTAGATGGTATGAATCAGCTGAAAATTAATAAACTATTTATAAGTAATAAACTATTAGAAGACAATGCCGACAATACATCATGACAAGAAATGGGTAGAATTATCTATTAAAGAAAAATTGAGTTATATAACTTCAATCATTATGATAGGTAGTGGTATTCTACTTGCATTTCTATCTTTCTTTCTCAATGCACACAACATTGCAACAGGAGTACTTATCTATATTGCACAAACATTCTTAGTTGGTGGAACTCTTATCGGAGCATCCATCTATTTGAAATCAAAATGGATTGAGTTTGACAGCAGAATACAAGATGAGATAACAAAACTTGGAGACAAGAAAGATGAAAACTAAAACAATTTAAGGGAATGATGAGCATCATGATTGCTTGTTGTTCCCTTTTATTATTCTTATTATATTTATTTATGTTTTACTACATATTTATTTAAGTGGGGGGATGGTGTTTGAATTGTGAGATTGCGCCCAAATCGCCTCAGACCCATCTTCACACAAGAGGCATTTTTCCAAAGTTTGATTTTCTCATATATTTCCCATATAAAACCCTATAAAATACCCCATATTTTAGAAAATTATTCACACAATAAAAGCTTTCTTATTGTATTAAATTAATTTAACACTTCTACAACGTACTGAATATCAAGTAGTTATATTTTAGGAACTTTGAATATAGCTGTCGCAATAGCAGTCAAGATGCTGATGGCAATCTGAATGAGGGTTTTCCAAGTGTCCTTTTTCATAGTGATAGATGTTTAAGGGTTCTGTGT